GTGTTTGGAGTGTGTTTAGAAATGTATAAAAATTGCGTATATTTAAAACAAAAAATGAATAGGACATTATTTTGTAAAAAACAAAATAAAATTATAAATATTGGAAATTGTAAATCTTGTAAATATCATAAGTTTCCTGAGAACAGGAAAATGGTGACTACTATAAAAAAAAGAACTAATAAACAACAGAAGAAAGAAAAAGAACGATTTAGTATTATATATCAAGATCTATCAAAATGTTGTGAATGTGGATATGAAATAGGAATAGAACTAAATGAAGTATTTGAGGGAGCATATAGACAAACTTCTATTAAATATGGTGCTATTAGTCCATTTTGTTTTAAACATCATAAACAATTTCATAATGATAGATTGTTTAATTTAAAATACAAAATTAAATTTCAAAATTGGTTTATTAGTTTATATGGATATAATTGGTACATTGATAAATTTAAAATTGATTATGAATATTTATTAAATAAAAAAAGAACTATGGATTAAACCATAGTTTTTTAAATATAAATTTTTAAAATGTATTGTTTATTAATTAAGTATTCATATACATTATTATAACTTATACAAGACATTGTATTTATTTTTTCTTTAAAGTCCTCGTATGGATATAAATACTTTCTAATAAACTTATCTATTTCTTTTTCACTTAATTCATGATACATAATAATTCCCCCTTACAAATTAAATATATCATACTTTATTGTCGTTTTTTGTTGGATTTTGTCATAAAAAAAGAAGAGTAGCAGATTTATTCCACTACTCTTATTTGTATTGCATCTATTGATTTACCTTTTATTCCAGCTACACCTTTTGACCAATCGTTAGTATCAAATTTACTAATCCATCCTAACCATTTGCCATTTAAAGTATGAACTCTATATTCTATCTTATGATTATCTGCTTTTATACAAACACCATCTATTGCTTTTCCTTTTATTCCAGAATAGCCATTAGATGAATTATCCCATTTAGTTATATTAGATAACCATGAACCACCTTTAATATGTGTTTTAATAGTTATTTTAGCACCATTAGATAGTTTTACTCTTATTCCCCCTAAACTATTCCCTAAGTTACCAGAATAACCATTCATATTAGTATTATTATAGTTTGTAATAATACCTAACCATTTATTCTTTTTATTATCATAACCTTGATATATTATATTTGGTTTTTCATTAGATACATTTTTTTTGATTCCAAAATAATCATAGAATGAACTACAACAAGCTTTTGACATGGATTTACTTTCATCTCCATACCATTTTCTAGGTTTTACATCAATGTGTGTTTGACCACTTGCATCACTACCTCCACCACATCTATAACCTATTCCATATTTATGTCCTAAATCTTCTAATGCCAATACAACTGTTTTGCTAGGAATTGGCTTTTTATTTTTATCTAAGAATATGATATCAACTGCATAACCTCCATGTGAACGATTACTTGAACCATTACCTCCAACATTTTTGTCATGAGTTGCACATCTATATCCACTATAAATATTCCCAACTGTTGCACCTATTTTCTCCATTAGTTTTTCTAATAATGGTGGTAAATCACTATGTATTTTAATATCGTGTTTTTTACCACATTTACATTTCCATTCCCTAACATTAAAATGAGTAGTTAATTGCGTTCTATCATCATTTTTATATGTAATAATTCCCATATATTATTCCTCGTTTCTATTAATTTTTCCATCATTTAAAAAATCTTTAACTGTATCAAACATTTTCTGTAGAATCCACTTTAAAGATTTTTCATTTATAAATATTGTTATAACTCGTGGTAAATATGAATATATGTTAGAAACAACATAATCCATTTTTTCTCCACTTTTTATATGCTTTTCAGCCTCAATGAATAATTTATATACTTTTGTTCTAAAATTCTTACAAAACTTTAAAATTAAATATATAATTAGCAATATTAATGCAATACCAATTGCTATTATTATTTTTTCATTCATATTATCATTCCCTTTCAATTATGACTGGAATATTCCCTCTCGTTCTGCTATTTCAATTATTACTTCACACTCTTTTTTTGTTAATGAGTTATACCCTGCATCTAAATATGTATCACAAGCTGATGCTCTTTCTCCTATTGGTATAGCATCATTCCATATTACTGATTTTAAACTCATTTGTTGAGTTGTTTTTAGAGTGTTTAGCATTTCTTCATTATTATTTAAATAACTCTGATAAAATTGAAATACAGCCCATATTATCCCAATAAAAAACACTAATGTTACATAGTGCTTTTTTAATTCTTCTAAAAATTTCATATTTTTCCTTTCTAATCTGTCGTTTTTGTGTATTCTAATATTATATAAGCAAAATAATTTGACCTATCTTTACTGCTTGTCATGTTTACATTTGTTGGCGTTATTAATATTTCAACATTATAATCACTACTACTACCTGTATACTGTAATGGCAATGGATAATAATTTGTTGTTCCGTTTTCAAAAGCAATACCATAAATAAATGTAGGAAAAGCAAAATTACTTATATTATGAGGTATTATTTTAGTTGTAGCATTAGGTAATCTTTGAAAATCTATAATTTTTCTATAAATCTTTTTACCATCTATCCAATATTTTCCTGTGAATATTTCTTCTGTTGAATAATTATACGATACCCATGTTTGCCATACTCCATTGTTTAAATTTCTCGAAAAAGTTTTATTAGTTCTAACATCTCTCAATATTTGCCTACCATAATTTTCAAACCACATGAAACATTGTATAAATATGTTGTTATCAGTTGTTGAGAAACCATTTGGTAATGTTCCTGTTGCATTAAATATACCATAAGTTCCACTTTTTTTTAATATATCTATATCATATCCATTAGATAATACTTTCATAGGAATTTCATTAATAGCCTCTTCTATATTATCTTGCATTTTATTTAAATTTGTATCATTTATTGGTGTTGTTGTATTAGGTTTATTAACAAAATTTATTTTTTTCATAAATTTGTTATTTAGTTATTTCTCTATGATTAATCTGTAGTTTTTGTATATTCTAATATAAATGTATGAGTTCTATCACTAGAACCTGTGTAAGTTTCATTTCCAACAAATGCTATATAATTTCCATTAGCATTTTCTAAATATGTACAATTTATAACAGTTCCTGTATTCTGCAATAAAGGATAAGGAACTTTAGTTTTATATGTTGCATTATAATAAATTCCACTTAGTGATATTAAATCCTTTAAATTTGATATACCTGTAGAAATAAGAGTTGCACTATTTATTTCCTTATTGTTAACACTTATAACTTTTCTATATATCTTTTTACCATTTGTCCAATATTTTCCTGTAAATGTTTCTTCTGTTGAATATTTATTACCTTGATTTAATTCCTTAAAATTATGATTTAGATTAATATCATTAATTGGTGTGTCTGTATTAGGTTTATTTTTAAATTCTATTAATGCCATATATTTGGCTTATTATTTTGCTCTATTCTATTTCCATTTACCTATTGCTAACCAATTTATATAAAATCCAATATTACTAGGATATTCATTACGAATTGAGTATGTTATAGCACTTGTGTTTCTATCTTTCATATGTATATCAAATTTACCATTTCCATAATTGGAATAATTAACCATTAATGTTAATTGTGCATTTTGGATACTTTTTAATCCAAAACTTGATATATCAATTGTACCATCTATAACTCCTGCATTTGAAAAACCTACGCTATTTGTTATTCCATAACATAATATTGTTCCATCACTAAATTTGGTATAATAACCTATTCCAGTAACTGTACCACTTTCAACAATAATATTTGTTTTATCATCTAATTCTTTAAAATTAGCGTTTAAATTATCTTTATTTATAGGTGTCTTAGTACTTGGTTTATTTTCAAATACGATCATAGAGAAACACCTCTATTCAATAGAAAAGAGCAAGAATAATAATTATGCCTTGCCCCCTTCCATATATAAAGAGGTGCTGTTACTAAATAACTGCACCTCCTTCCAATTTTGAGCATACTTTTGTATGTATGTATGTATGTATGTATGTATGTATGTATGTATGTATGTATGTATGTATGTATGTATGTATGTATGTATGTATGTATGTATGTATGTATAAGCATACTAATTGCTTTATACATAGTCAATACTTTTTCTTTAATTTTTTCTAGTTTTTTTAGCATTTTCACTTACCTCCTTTTTTTCATTTTCAATTGCAATTGCATATTCTTGTTGTTCTAATTGAACTAATTGATTATATATTTTTTCAATTGATGATTTTAAAATAAAAGCAGGAATATTTGAATTGTTGATTATTGCAACTATTCTATTCTCTGTATCTTTTACTCTTAAAATCAATGGTTTATCTTTTTGTTCCATATTTTTCCCTTTCTTACTATATTGTCAAAGCTAATATTGATATAAATGTAAATATCAATAAAAATATTGTAAAAATTATTAAAGCTATTAATTGTATAAAGTCTTCATTCATATTAATCTATCTCCTTTATTTTATTTTCCAAATATTCTACTCTTTTTATTAGATATCTACAACAACCTACTAAGTCTGGTAAAAACTCATCATACACTAAAGAATAATACCCATCATCATCTGTTAAATATATTTGTTCTTTTACATTGTTGATATCTAATGCTTTCTTAACATCTTGAGCTATAAATCCTCTATGAACTCTATTATTATTTTTAAAAGTATAAGTTACAGGATTTAATAATTCTATAATTTTTTTAGAATCTTCATCTTTAATATTATTTATATTATCTTTTTTTCTTCTATCTGATACACCACTAATACCATTCTCAGAATCCAATTGATACCCAGAACCATTATTATTAACTGTTCTTACTCTAGCCATATTGTTTAATAATTCAGCTCGTACATATCTTCTTCCACTTGCATCCCATATATTTAATAAAGTTGGTTCTGCTACAAATGAATTAACTCCATCTGTAACATCTATTTGTTTAGGATACATATAAGAATAATTCCCATTACTATCTGTAATCCATATTGAACTACTATTTGAACCACTAATATGTACAGTACCTCCAGTTATCGTGGCATTAGATGAAGTTATTGTTCCATTAAATCTGCCATTATTAGCCCACATATTTCCATTAGAATCTACTCCCCAATTATTAGAGGTTATAGCAATATTTTTACTTGTTAAATTAATTGTATTACCAGCTAATATATTCAAAACATCATTAGCCTTAATATTAACTTTATCTGCACTTATTAAAGCTGAACTTGTATCATCATTTATTTTTAATACTATATTAGCATGAGTAAATTCTTTTTCATCTAATTTTAAAGCTACTTTAGCATTTATTTCTGTTTGAGTTTGATTTATAGAACTGTTTAATTCTACTTTTGTAGCATATTGAGAAGTATATAAATTCTTTGCTAATGTTCTAATATAAATAAAAGCATCTTCAAACGACGGCATTGAAACTGTATAATTCCCATCATCCAAAATAATTCCTGAATAATCAAAATATTCAGTTGTTGCTTCATCCAATGCATATTTATTTCCTTCTTCATCTAAACCTACTCTATGTATAACATACATTTCTTGAGTATCATAATTTATTAATAATTCATCTCTAATCGTTGAATCTATAAATAATAAATCACAAGGTAAAGTAAATACCACTTCATTTTCATCGCTAGTAAATACAATATCTCTACTAACTAAGAATAAGTCATCGCTAGGATATAAATCATCGCTAGGATACAAGTATGATAAATCTGTAGCAGTAGGATAAACTTGTAAATATAAAACTTCACTAGTTAAAACATTATCCAACATTAATGCACCTGTACCACTAGCACTTACTGTAGTATCTGTAATACTACCTATTTGAGAATTTATATTTTCTAATTCTATTTCTATCTTCGCAATAGTTTCTGCTTGACTTTCAAATTTAGAAACTGACTGACTAATACTATCCACATTTAATTTTAGACTTGCAACTGTTTCAGTTGTTTCGGTTGTTTTTATAATCAAATCTTCTATTTGTCCTGCATTTTTATCTGTTTTTCTACTAACTTTTAATATTTCATTTTTTATGCTAGAACCATATTTATAATTAGTAGAAGATTCATTTATTTTCTCTGTAGATAAAGTTATTTCATAATTAATATCTTTAGTTGGATCTCCACCTAACCAACTGATTTTTCTACGCATTGCATAAGATTCTAATATATTCCCCCAAATATCTATAAACGATACTTTTTGTCCTAGTTTATAATTTAATCTATCTTCCATATCTTGTGTTTTTATACTAAATACTAAATATGAAAAACCATTAATTTGATTATATATAGGTTCAATAACATCATATCTTATATCGTTTGTATTATCTGTTTCTTGTGGATCTAAAATATAATTATTATCTATTCTAAATTCTACAGGGTTTTCTGGTAATACTTTAGGATAATATACATTATCTTCAGTATCCCCTCTTCCTAATACAATTGTATCAATAGGTGTAGTTTTTATTTTTTCAGTAGTCAATTCTATCCAATCATTAATGGGAAAAGTAATATTTTCAAACCATTGAAAATAGAATATATCATTTTTATCAGTAATAACATTACTAGCACCCGCTTGTGCAATCATTCTTATAACATCTCTATTACTTGAACCATCTTCTATATATGGTTCTTTTTCTATAATAAAGTCACTATTAGGGAAAGAATCATCTCCAAAAGTAATACCACAATTTTCTGCAATTTTATTTCTATATTCTAATAAAGACATAGGAAAAGTATATAAATTAGAATCATAAATAGTATCTAATTTATATTTAATATCATAGCAATTTAATTTTATATTTACCTTTTCTTGTACTGGTTCAACATTATAAACATAAAAAGAACCATGAATAGTTTTTATCCATTGGTTCTTTAATGAACTATATTCATTACTATTATTTAACATTTTTATTTCTGCTTTACCTAATTCACAAGTACCTACTATACTTCCATCACTAACAATAGTAGTTTCATAATCAAAAGTTTGAAGATTAGTATTATCAAAATTTTCAATCATTCAACTATACCTTCATATCCAGCAAATTCAATAGTGAATTTATCATAGATTATATTATCTGTACTATTATCCTCAGGTATTTCCCATATTGGTGGATTAGGTTTTTTTGCATAAAATTTCATAGTAATAAATTTATTTAAATACTTTTCAAAATAATAAATATTAATCTCAGTTTTTCGTAATAATCGCAACAAAGGATATAGTTCTTTTTGACTTAACCTTTCATCTATATCTAATACTGCTGCAGGAATTTCGGCACATCTAACTCTTACCAATTTACCAGTTAAATTTCCTCTATCAGCTTTAGATTCTAAATCATTCAATGTAGGACCTTGTATTCCTCTAGGCAACCATTCCCATGGTATTTCAAAATAATCAGTTGAATCTTCTGTATTTATAATTTTTATTTTATCCATAATTACACATCCTAACTAACAAATAATTGTTTTCCCATCTCTTGCTCTGACAATCTAACTGAATCAACAACCAACTTTTGAAATGTTTGAGTTCCAAATTGTGCTATTAAAGTAAAGTTTCTAAGAACAATTTCTCTTTCTTGAGTATTTAAACCACTATATTTATCCATAAATTCTTCTAATACTTCTCTATTTGCTTGTTTCATTGTTTCTAATGGTGTTTCAATATTAGTTCCGTGTTTTTGGTCACCTAATATTGCTGCAAATTCTTGTCTTGGAGGTATTACTGCTCCACTTGCTAATCTAGGAAGTTTTACAGTTGACAAGGTTGAAAAACTAAAACCTTTAATTCCTACTGCAGATAATATAGAATTTCCTACTTTTGATAAAGGAGTTAATATTTTATTTAAACCTCTAACAATTGCATTTATCATACTTTCGATACCACTTATAATTTTATTTATTATTCCACTAATAGTATCCCATATTACTTTCCATACAGTAATTGCAGCAGTTTTTACTTTAGTCCATGCTAACGAAATACTATCACCCATATTTTTAAAAAAATTAATTATTGGTTGAATTATTACTTTATATATCCAATCTTTCGCAGAACTAAATATTCCTTTTACTTTATCCCAATTTTGAATTATATAAGCAACTATCGCAGCACCTACTGCTATTAAGGCTACGGTCCAACCACCCATTAATACTGCTATTCCAGCTACAACTAAAGCAATTCCTTGTAAGATAGTCAAAAAATTATCCCACGATGGATCTTTCATAAAATTAATTATACCTTGAATTAGAATTACAACTCCTGCAAGTGCCAATCCTATTCCTAAACTCATTACACCGCCTAAGCCTAGTTTTAATGCTATTATTCCTGCTGTTATTCCTGACAATACACCAATAACTAATTCTTTATTATCTACAACGAAATCTTTTATAGAATTTAATATATCTAATAATTTTTGACTATATTGTATATCTCCACTATAATCAATTCCACTTCCACTACTTGAACCACCACTAGAATCATTAATAACTTCTAAATTATCAAAACTAGCTAATGAACCACTTGCCTTATCACCATTTTTTGATGTATCATCTAAAGCTTTAGATAACCCTTGTGCTTGTTTCTTTGCATTTTTTAAACTTGTTCCAAATAGTCCAGAAACAAACATTGCAATAGTACCTGTTAATTTAGATAATGCATTCATTAAAGTATTAATAGCAGGTAAAACTGCATTATAAATAGGAGCAAAAGCAGTCATTAAATTTGCTTTTACTTGATTCAAACTAGAATTAAATCCATCGTTTGTTTTTAATAAAGAAACAAAGTTATTTCTTAATGAGGTTAATCCACTCCTTAAAAGACTAAATATTGCAACAGTGCTAATTAATCTAGTCATTTTATTTTTAAATTTATCTATTTTACCCCCTATTTCATTTAATGGTGTACCGAATTTAGATAAATGTTGTTGATTAAAAGCATCTTGTATTTCTTCTTTTAACTGAGAAGATTCTTCTTTAGATTGAGATAATTTACTATTCATTAATTCTAATTTACTAGTTAATTCTTGAACTTCAACACTTGAACCTCTTGCGTTATTCATTTCTTCTTTTATTTCTGCATTTATTTGCATAAGGTCTGTTTGTGCTTGTTTCAATTTATATAATTCTTGATCCTCTAATCTAGTTGTCAATTTTTTATTTTGTAATTCGTTTATTCTATTTACTACTTTTTCTAATTCTTTATTATTTTGATTCAATTGTGTATCCATCTCTTTTAAACTTTGAGGTACTATTTCACCATTTTTTATTGAATCTAATTTTTGTTTTACTTTTTCTATAGCTAATTCTTGTGATTTTATACTATCAACAGATTTATTATATTTATTTATCAAAGATTGGGTTTTCTTTTCTAAACTTTTAAAATCTTTTGTAATTTTTTGTGACTGCAGTTTTGCGTCTATAGCAACTGCACCTTTATATATTGCCAGTTAATCACCTCTCTTTTGTTGAGTTTTATAATATTCTTCAAAGAATTTTTTTCTTGACTGTGACTGTACTTTAACAACCTCTAAATCTACTAAATCCTTAATTTTCTCATATTGTTTTTTCTCATCTTTTGTTAATTTGCCTTCTGCTTTTCTTTTTCTATAATAAACTAATTCTCCAAACATACACTCAGGCGACATATCCATAAACATAGCCATAAATTTCCACCAATGTAAATTTTTTTCTTTTTCTAAATCAATATTATGTGTAAGATTAATACCAGTAAAAATATAATTAGCATCCTTTTCAAAAGAAAAAATTCGTACATTACTTTTTTTATTTGTTCCATTATTATCTTTACCTAAATCTATAAATTTAGATGCTTGTTTACAAGCTTCTTCATAATCTTCATAAGGAATATCATCTTTATAGATATTATTAACCAATATATTTAATTTTTCAAAATGAGTTAACTCAGGATCTTCCAAAGCCTGTAAAGTCAATATAACAGTCCTAAAATCATAATTAATATCATAGATATTATTATTTACTTTTATCTTTGTTGGTAATTGTTTAGTTAAAATATTCATTATTCCATTACATCGCTAATCTTTTTAACATTATATTTATTAACTTTACTTTCTCTTGCTTCACGAACATAAGGCATCACAAAATTTAACACAGGATTAATAGTTTCTATATCTTTTGTACCCTCTGTAAAAATTTCAATAGTTTCTTTTCCAAATATTTCACTTAATTCGTCAATAACCATACTAGCACAGTCTTCTTCCAAACTTAATGCATTACTAACTTTTTCTATAGCACTTGATATATTTTCTGCGTCTTCTACAGAATTAATTTCTATTTTAGATAAATCAGGTATTTCTCCCATATTTTTTAGCTTATTTAATGCTTTTTCAGCATAATCAAGACATTTAGCTAATCGATTCATTATTCTTGCGTCATTTGGATTAAACTTTAATTCTCCTATTTTATTATCGTTCTCATCTAATATATCTTCTATAATAAAATTACTTTTAACTTTTAAAGCCATTTAATTCTCTCCTTTTATATATAAAAAAATTGGGGAGTTTTTAGTCCTCCCCGTTGATTATTCAGTTGTTGTTGCAGTAAATGTATTGTTTGCAGTACTAAATGTACCGTGAACTCTATCATTTAACCAATTCAATGTAATTGGACCGCTTAATTTAGTTGTATCTCCACCCCATGATTTTAAATCAGCAATAGCACTTTCAGTAAATGCTCCATATACTCCACTAGATTCTTCATCTGCAAAAGTTACTTCACAACATTGTAATTTTGCTTTATCTCCAGTAAGATTATATTTAAACATTGCATATAAGATAGCTGATAACTTATCATTTCCTCTTATTGCTATTGGATCTATTTCAGTAGTTTGTGGACCACTTGAATGATTAACTTTAACTCTTCCTAACACATTCTTTTTAGAATCTGTTTCATTATTCATTTCTCTAGTAATTTCATCGTTATCTTCTCCAAATGGTACCCATTCAGGATTAGTATCATCATATACGATACCATTTTCATCACAAGATTTAACATTTGCATTAAACATAGTGACATGATCTTCACGATTAAATTCTTTACTTCCAGCCAATAAACTTAATTCCATCTTTTATTACCTTCTTTCTTTTCGTATATCATTTTACATTGCATTTGATATCTAGCTATTGTGTTTTCTTGATTTGTCCCATATAAATATCCCCCAGTTGTGACTTCAATACTTATAACAGTTTCTCCATCATTTAAAACAGGGAATATTTTATTAGTATTATTTTCATTTATCCAATCTGCTATTTTTTCAAACAAATGTAAATTTTTTATATTTTGAGTATCAACCAATGGATTTATAAAAGAGCGAGTAGCCAATATAAATTGACTTTGTCTAGTAGTTTTAGTACCTAATACATTCTTTTTTAATATAATAGGTACTTCCAATGGTTCTAAAGACCAATACTCATAATCTTTAGCATCCATATTTAAATAATCAACATTTATTTTTGCTAATTCATCTAAATGAGGACATCCCTTAAAATATGTTTTTACACAATCAATTATTGCCTTACTCATTTCTTACCTCCATCTATGATATGACTTATTCCATTTAATAAATCATCCATTTTTGTTTGCATTGCTTTATCAAACCAATGGTCTTTTCCTTCTTTTTTATTTTTTAAATCTCTACCTTGAGGATCCATAATTTTTTGAACATTTGGTCTGCTCCAAAAACCATAATTTTCACTAAAAAAAGCACCTTTTAAATATACTGGATCTACCATTAATTTACCTTCATATAAATAATTAGCATCAGGACTATTCCATATGATTAATCCACTACCAATTTCAGTTCCAATAACTCCTGATTGATACAAATGCCTTTGTCCCGGTAAAAATGGTTTTGTTTCATTCAAAATAAAACTATCAATATATTTTTGTACTTTTCCATTTTCATCTAAACCAACTGATTTTATCAAATCTTTTGAATTTAAATTTAAATGAGCTTTTATTTTCATTAATTTGTTATCTCCATATTTTGTAAAGATTCATTACCATATCGATTATCTCCAATGCTACGAATAAGAAAATAATCCTTATTTGATTTTTGTAATTCCAATAAATCTCCAATAGCATCACATTCGCCTAATACAACTATGTCATTTTCTTTTAAAGTATAATTATCTGTTTTATCTTTTAACAAATTATAACTATCTTTTTCAAGATAGTTTTTTAATGCTTCGTTAGAAAATATCACATGATAAGCATAAGTATATTTATCACCTTTACCCTCTTGAGATATCAGCTTCTTTTTATAATAAAAAACATCATTAACTACTTTTCGATTATATATAATATTATCTTTTCCATTAATGATATTAAATATTGTTATACTATGCGGAAACATTATTTACACCTCTATACATTAATCCAGTTTGCACTAAATTAACATAACAAATCTTATAACATTCCTTTTCTAAATCTTTTTTAGATAAAATTTGTTTAGATTGTAAAGAACTATTATTAACATATGTTATAGAATGTGGTCCAACTGTTTCATTCGCTACTAAAGTATTATCGTTAATATTAGCAATTAATTGTTTTTGATTAAATAATAATTCAGCAATTTCACAAGTAGTATTTTTTATTTGTTCACTTAAATTATCATTATTTATTCTATTAAAAGTATAATGATTAACTTTACTACTCGCTTCTATTATTATAGATTCAAATGAAGATTCAGGTATGCTAGAACCTCCATAAGTTTTCGTATAATATTCATAACTTACTAATTTTGTTAGCATACCCTATCATCTCCTATTCATTATTTTTTGAATTTTTTTCTAATTCTTTAGTTAATTTTTTTATTTCTTTATTAGCAGTATCTATTTCAGTTAATAATGATACTTTTTCAGCATTTAGAGAATCAATAGTTGAATTTGCATTCTCTAATTCATTTTCTAAATCTTCTATTTTCGTATCTAATTCATTTGTAATATTTTTTATATCTTCTTCTGTATAAGTTTTAGGGGCTTTTTTAGCCCCTACACCTACTATTCTTCCCATAAAATAAGTCCTTTCTATTTATGTGATATTGCTATACCAGCACGTTTATTTTCATAAGCGTCATTTAAACCATAGATTCTATATAACATTTTGTAGTTATCTCCATCTTGGTCTTCATCTGGAGTAAATATTTTTGTTTTTGCATGTTTTGTATATTGTAACATTGCAGGTTTATGAATAATCATAAAGTTAATATCTTTACCTTCAGCACCTTTAGTATAACCACCAATTCTTTCACCATCAGCATCCTTACCACTCTTTAATTCAATTTGAGTATAAAAACGACTTTGTGGAACTGTTTTGATTTGTGCGAATTTCTTTAATATATCATTATTTGTAGTTCTAGCAACAAATTCAGCTGCAGTTAATAAATTAGATGTTATTCTTAAATATCTATTTTCTTCAGGTACTTCATCGTTAGTCATATCAGCCCATACTTTTTGTAAAGCAGCTAATACCTCTTCACCAGTACTATATTCTACACCTTCTGGTGCAACATCAGTAATATTATCTAATGATGCATATGTAGCATAACGAACTGCATCTACTTCTGGTACAACTTTAGTTCTAACAAATTCACTAGATAAGTTTCCAAAAATAACTCCTCCAGTTTCTTCATTATCAATTGTATCAGTTTTTAACTTTCTACCTCTTTCGTAGTTAAATTTAACAGTTTCATTTGTTAAATTTACATCACCATCTAAATAACCACTATTTCTATCGTAGTCACCTAAACCATCCATTTCTAAAATAGGGATAACAATTTCATTTGCATTTGCCCCCGCTTTTACTAATTTACCACTAATATCAAAATCACTAGTAGTTGATTCTTTTTTATACACTCTGTCTAATAATTCAGGTGCATTTTTTTTGAATAATTCTATACTATTCATATTTTAATTCCTTCTTTCTATTTTTTTTCTTCTAATAATCCCATAGATTCTAAAATATCATCCATAGAATTATCTCCTGTTGGGGTACTAACATTACCAGTAAATTTAGGATTAGCCACATCACTAAGGAATGCCCCAGTATCCTTAGTTTTTAAATCTTCTAGCCATTCAGTAGCACCTTGAAATTTGCCTGTTTCTTCATCATATTTAAAGTCTTTTTGCTTAAATTGAGCAATTACACCTGCTTTAGCTGAATCACTTGAAAATTTAACTTTACTGTCATTAAAAAAAGCATTAGTTCTTTCTTCTCTAATACTTTCTTCTTTAGCCCTTTTCTCTTCTTCTACTCGCTTAGTTTCCTTTTCTTGAAAATCAGCGACTTGTTGTTTTAGTTCATTTAGTTCTTTAGAATCAGGAACATTTTTTAATTTTTCATTCAAATCATTAATGGTAGTTTTATAATTTTCTACTTTAGTATTATAATCGTCTTCAACTTTTTTCTTTTCAGTTGCTACAATTTTACCATTTTCAGCAAGTATTGATTTAACTTCTTCTGCTGATAATTTAACCTTTCCTTCTCCTATTTCTAACTTTTCTAAAAACTCTTTCATATCTCTTTCTCCTTCCACTTTTTACAGAGGTCGTGTCCTCCTAGATTTTTAGATATTGCTAGTCTTACGGTTGCTATGCCACACCAGTTAGTGCAATTTATAAGCACTGTACTAATGATATATCAGCCCTCGTATCCCTGAATATATATCATTAGAACACTACCTATAAAGTAGTGCATTATAAAAGCACTCATATTTGAGTGCTAATTTCATCTAAAATTTTATCTATTTCATTTTCTATCTCTCGCTGCGTTTTTTCGTCAACTAAAACTTCTAAATCTTTTGGTTCTATTTCTTTTTCTTCTTCTAATTCTTTATCATCAAATACATACTTATTTTCTTCCATAATTCCACCCTACTTTTTCAGCAAATTTTTTATTTACTAAATGTCTTGTTTCAATATTCTTACCATATATTTTACAATATTCATTGTATAATTTAGGATATTCTTTCTCAATTAATTTATTCTTAATTTTACTTATACCATTTTTTTCTAAATAATACAAATATTTATCTGTTTTTACCACTATCAAATCAATTGATTTAAATGAATTAAATGTAATTATATCTCTTGTTGAAAACGATGAATTAGATGGGTGATTGTGAACTGCAACCAACGAATTAGGTTTAGATTTTTTAAATACTTTTTTAGCTGCTTTACCACCTACATGATTTTTATCGTTATTACATACTTCATATATCAATTTATTGCTTTTTAAATCATAAACCTTTAAATGTTCTACAGTTTTATCAAGATTTTTAAAATCTCTATCCACAATGTTATCTTGAAATAAGTTAATATTATCTAAAACAACATATTCTTTACTATAATCTCTGTCTAAACCATTAGTTTTTAAGAATGAATTATATTGTTTATTCCGTATTTTTAATTTTTCTTTCGTTTTAATCAATTTTTCAGTATCATTAGTTTTTTCAAAGACTACTTTTTGTCTTTTTAATTTCCTAATATTTCTTTCATAACTTCTCATCAATTGAAACGATTCATATTTTTCTTTATTTTCTTCTTCATCTATAATTGGTGGTATCTCTTCCCATTCCCATGTAGGTCTTATATTATGATAACAATTTATACCTTTTAGTCCTAACATTTCACCATAGCCTGTTTTTTCATATAGATTATCAAATTTATCATTAGAACCATCTATCATATATTTCTTACCTTGCCATTCAGCATGAGCTTCATAATCGTGTTCAGTGTATTTAGTTCTAACTCTAGCACCTAAATGCTGATCCACATATACAAGATTAGTATCTAATTCTTTACAATGTTGAATTTCTATATCTCCCACCAATTTATTAACTCTAGTTATAACATCTCTTCTAACTGCTGATTCTATATCTAAAGTTTTTCCACTTTTATAATGTACGGCTCTTATACCCGTTTCTGCAAATTCTTCTAATGCTTTTTTTATAGATTCATTATAAGTATATACTCCTGTTGCAGTTTCTATATATGCTTTATTTAAAATATGTTTATAACTTTCACTAGCACCTTCAATGGCTTTTGTATTTATTAAATCCATTATTGTTTCGCTATCTTTTAACGCATCGTTTAATAATGTATTTATACTCACACTATTATAAATATCTAAAGGATTAGTATTAATTAATCCATTTTTATAATAATTATCAAGCATTTCAAAATTATCTGTATTATTTGATGCATTAGTTAATAATTCTTCTAAAACAGCCTTTACCTTACTTTTATTTTGTTTAAATACTTCTAAATTTTCTTTATCTAAAATACCTGTTTCAGCTATCTTATCTAAATACCATTCCAAACTACCTTGTACACCTTTGTAGTTTTCTAATCTGTTTAACAAATTTATTATTAAATCAATTTCTATTTCGTCATAAATAGCAACTAAGGGTTTCAATAATTTATCAAATTGTATTTTATTCATTATTCTTCATCTATTTCATCTTCAGGAGTTTGAGTCAAAGTTCTATATTCTTGTTGTTTTTTTACAAACTCAATAGCATCTTTTTCACTCATATTTCTCGTTTCCATAAAATATTGAACATCACTAGTTATGCCATTATTTCTTTCTAATAAAGATTGATTTCTTGCTTTTTCTTTATCAACTAATATTGAATCATCCCAATCATGAACTACTGTATAACTAGACTTTACAGGAATACCATACAATTTACATAAAACATATATACCATAAATCAAATCATTCAAAGCATTCTCTAAATTTCTTTGAATATTTGATACAGTTATATAATAACTTTGTTTTAATTGTTTAGATTCTGTAGCTGATTTCTCAACTGTTTCAGTTTTTGATAATGTACCATGTTCTAAATGACATTGAACTTCTACTTTTCTTAACATTTCATTAAGTCCATTAAACATAGATGTATCTCTTATATCAGGATTAAATATATTATAATTTTTATCCTTAACCTCATCAAAAACCAATTTTCTAAATAATCTTTCTTTACCTTTTGGATAAATAAATTTTCCTTTTTCATTTCTAGGTAATAAAGTTTCGTCTATATCTAATGCCAATTCAGCACCTTCATATTCCCATAATGTTCTAGACCATTGCTTATCTATTTCTTTTAATGTTTCTATAGCATTATGATATATAGGAGGACCAATTGGAGAAGAATTATCAATAATATTTGCTAAACCTGTTGTAGCAAAACCACCAATTAATCTATCTATACCTGAAATAGATTCATTTTCTTGTATATCTTGCCATTCGTTAACAGAACTTAAAGAAATTTTATTTTCTAACATTGTTCCATCCTTACGACCTTTATATGCAACATTTTTGATTATCATTGTATCGTTAATCAATTCATTATATTCTAATCTAGTATATATAGTATTAGCTTTAGTAATTTGATCCACTATAATACAAGCTAATAAATCTCCTTCGTCATTGAATTTTACAGGTATAAACTTATCTGCTTGAATTACATTTATTCCTATACTTTTATTTCCCTTATAATACGGTCTAAAAAATATACAAGATTTACCAATCATAAATTCAGTATTAGTTTGTAATTTTTTTAAGAACTTTTGATAAATTGTATCAATATATGGCTCATCACAAGAACTTTTATATTCTACTATTACTGCTTCCGCTACTTTTTCACACATAGTTTTAGCAACATGTAATGATTGTGTATTTTTATCTATCCATGGTTCTCTACCATTAAATATATTAGACCATTCTTGAATTGCCTTCAACATTTCTTCACTTGTTTGTGAATCTAATCCAAAATCACTTATTATTTTTGAATAATCAAACATATTATGCCACCATCCTTTTATTTTACTTATTAAACTATTCAGCATCTTTATCATCACCTTCTTTTATAAATGGCAATAGTATTTTTATAAATTTCCAAATTCCCATTATCAAATATCTTAATGCATCTTGGCAATGGTCATTTTGTTTTATAGGTACTTCTTTACCTTTATCTAAAGAATCTTCATCATATTCATACATATACATTTCTTTTATTAAATGTTTTTGTTTAGGCGAAATAAAAAGACGCTGAAATGACAACATCTTTTGTGTTCTACTTATACCTAAATTTACATCATTCTTTGCATTCCTGATAATAACTTCAGGACATATTCTTTTAATTTCTTCTTGTAATCCTTTTGCCGATGGATCTATAAATACATATAGTATTTTTAATCCTGTTTCTTCTTCTACTCTTTCCTTAAATTTTTTAAATTCTAAGGCATATTCACTAGGAGCTTTTTGTTTACCTGAATCTCTACCACTATGATAATATTCATCTACTCCTCTAACACATTTATCTTTATAATCTATACCAAAACATTCATATGTAGTTGCGTTCATTTGACCATAGTCCACACTTACATATAATTCTTTCATATTCTTAATGTTTTCTTCAGTAACTTCTTTAACATGAATATCTTCATTAAACATATAATAAATTAATTCATCTATACCAACACTTAATCCTAACCATAACCAATTATACATTTTTTCATCTAATTCTTTTAATGTTTGTGCTGACTGAATTAATTTCTTACCTAACCATGATTCAGGTACATCTCTATAATCAACATGAATATGTAAACAATCAGGTCTTTTTTTCATTTTTTCAAGCCACTGCATAATCTCTGCTTTAGGATTTTTAGGTGGATTAAAAAAATAAATCATACGAAAGTTTTCATCATTACCACGAATGAATGTTGCTTCGATATTTGCTATTTCATCTTCTCCATCGCCTTTTTCAAAAAATTCAGTTAACTCATCCAATACAACTAATTTTATAGGTTTATTTTCATCTATCATACCTTTTGTATCATCTATTGAATCATTACCAGTAAAATAAATTGTATTTCCATTATCCAAATATTTTATTTCCATAGGAGATACAGTTATCTTAAAATCACTCTTTGATAATTTTAATCTATTAATTGCTCTTAATGCTTCTTTATATACCGTTTTCTTTAATTTATTATGAAACTTTCTTAAAACTACTACTGAACTATCTTCTGGTTGAATTATTGTAAAATCTTCTAATATTGCTCCAAAAGAAGATTTAGTTCCTGCTCTTCCAGAAGTTATAACAATATGAGTATATTTTGTATCATTAAATACTGATTGTAATTTAGGTATGATAATATCACTTAACTTGACTACTTCATTCTCTTGGTAAGTCATTAACTATCACAACCTTTTTATTTGATTCAGTATTATTTTTCAACTTCATTTCTTTTGTCTTTAATGCTTTATCATAAATAACACCATACACAGTAGCAATATCTTTTACAGTTGTTAACATGTCAGGCTTTTTCAACTTACTTTTTAATGCCTTTAAAGATAATTGGATTATTTCTTTTTGTTCTTCTTTTAATTCGTCCATATAATCTAATATATCTTGTGTATTTTGTTCTTTTTTTTGTTCGACCTTTTTTACCACTTCTTTGTTCTTATCACTCACGACGAGTCGCTTAACTGTCTTATCACTAACATTGTTCATTCTAGCTGTTTCACTATAATTATTATTCTCTATATAATCAGCAATTATCTTTTTCTTTTGTTTATCTGTCAATTTTACTCTAGACATAATAGCCACCTTAATAATTCCCGTTTATTATAGAAAGTTTCTTTTTGTTGGTCTTCATTATGCATTTTGTAATTTACATTAAAAACTTTTTTTATTCTATTATCTTTAACCACAGTTATTTCTATTAGAGAGATATCATATTTTTCACTTAACTTTAATAATAACACTTTTATATATTTATCCATATTCATTATCTCTCACATCTTTTCTATTCTATTTTTCTGTGGAATCTTCTTTTTCTTTTTTGTGTTTAGCTACAATATTCTTTTTAGATAAATGATTAAATCTTTCTTTTGAAATTGAATATATATCTCCTTTTTGTAATAATTTGTTGTATAATTCAATTTCTTTTCCGTTTCTTATAACATTTATCTTTTTATTGATATTACTTTTATCTCTAAAATTATCAATTAATACTACAACTTCTATCATTATATCTTTCTCCTTTATTTTTATTTTGGTTGTGGGTAGAAGAATTGAACTCCTATCTTTAGCTACTGAAACTAAAATGTTAACATTACACTAACCCACGATAATTATTTTAATTTATTATAAATTGCATTCCATATTTCTTCTTTATATGGTTTAAATGCAAATATAAATATTATTAATGCAATGATTATTAAAAATATTGTTAATACAAAACCTATCATTTTAATCATTCCTTTTTAAAACACTTGCCAAACCCTCAAATAGCTTTTATATGTGTTTTCCTATTTCCCTCATATCTCCCAAAATTTCACAATAAAAAAAGAACTAAATGTAGGAGGTTAGTTCTTGTACTACTATAATGTTCCTTGAAAAAATAGATTAAAGATGTTCCTCACATTAATTTAATAAAGCCATTTATTCTATTCAGTCAATAACTAATTAAAGCCCTCATAAAGTTGCGATCTTTATTCCCTTTAACCATTTTTTGTTATACTGGGGTTTTTACCAGCCACTTTCACACACATTAGGGTATTTGTATTTTCTTTGCATTATCCTAAATCCAAAAATTTACTATCCTTCATTAGTGTAGATTTGTGCTACTTGTACCAGTTTCTAATCTTATACACCTATTGCTAGGTATCAACTACACTTTGACTTATGGTAAAAAAGTTAAATTATCGTTCGTTCCTCTAACCACCACAGTTAGTAGAACCACCGCCATATCCTTATTTAGATATGAAATTGTCAACGATTAGTCCTGTACCTTATAAAACTCTTTATTAAACTACTATTATCTCTTTTTATACTTTGTATATCTCAATATTAATATCACTATTAATATTTACTCAATCCCCTTTAAAATCTCTCTCAAAGGTAATGAGAACGAGATAATATCTATACTACATTGTCTTGTAGTCTTTCATATAGTTCATTAATCCATTTTTTCAAAGAACATTATTTTGTATCATTAATTGATACTGTACTGAATAATATATATTGCGTATAAGAATCGAACTTATATATATCCTTTGCTAGCAATATAGCAAACTCACCAGACTTCACAGATTAGAATCGAACTAATCGTACTCACCAGACATATATTATTCATTACACTACCTATTAAAGATAGTGTTATAAGAATAAAAAGGGGTTAACTTTTGTGAAATACTTTCACGATACTAATTTAACACATTCAAAGTGTCATGTGGTGTCATAAAATTAATCTATATCTCTTTTTTTCTTATATTGTCTATATACATTTCTACAAAATGTTTTAGACCAATGCACTTCTTTTGATATTTCTTCCCATGTCATATCTCTATATTTTCCAGTGTTTTTATCTTTTATTCGTTTATTTTCTTTTAATTGAATTATTACAGCTTCTTCTTCTCCATATTTAAGCATTATTTCCAATTCACTTTTTAACCACTTCAAAAGATTTTGTTGTCTTTTAAAGATATAATCCAATGTATCATTTATTTTCTTTTCATCTTCTAATTCTACATATTTTAACAATCTATCTTCTCTAGTACCACCATTAGTTTTATCTTGTTTTATTTCAGTACCTTGAGGTCTAACTAATTTTAATAAATTTTCTTTTTCCAATAACCAATATTCATATTCATTTTCTAATTTTTCTAATTCTTTATTAGCTTCTTTTAAAGTCATTTATCCCTCCATATAATTACCAAAACCCCTGAATAATTTAATCTACACTGCTTTCTAATTTTAATAGTTTAATACAAAATTGTTGCAAATCTGTTAATTTTATATGAATAACTCTATCTTTTCCTTCAAAATGAGTTTCTATTCTCATTTTAGTTAATAATTCTATTAGAATATCGTTATTCTCTCTCATTATTCACCTTTTAATTTATCTATTATTGCATCCACTTTATTATTAATTTTTTCTAATTCATTATTTATTGCATCTACAAATTCAGGATGCTCCTCTAATAAACTTTTTTCTAATTTTTGAAAAACTACTTTCTCAAAACCGTCAAAAAGGTTTTTTCCTACTCCTTTTTTAGATTCGCAGACCATCGTTTCTTCACTATCACAAGTTGATTCGTCTTTTTTATTTTTTTCTTCGTCTTCTACTAGTGCACTAGATGCAACTGAAACTGCGGGGCGCAGACTGTCATTGTAGTCCACATAGTAGTAGTCCACGTAGCCATTGTTGTTAACGTAGAAGGCGTAAGCATATTTATCTGTTTCATCACTTGCATTTGTTCTAGTCCACCACCATTCATTACATCTTCTTATGTCGTCTGGTAAACTTTCTACTTCTTCTTTTGTTAATAATGTTACTTCACATTCTATTCCTAAATCTTTTACAAAATTTGGTAATACTACATTTTTAATATAAGAGTTATCCCAATTAAATGGAGGTCTAACATCATATGTATGTCTTACACAACTTCCATTTCTATACCACTCATCATCTACATATTTTTTTATTCTTTCTTCATCTAATACATCTTTTAATAATAATCTTGTAGTTCCATTTATTTCGTCAATATCAATTACATACCAATCTAAATTTTTGAAATTAATTACACTATATTTTTCCATATTATTTCTCCTTATTTCTCTTATATTTTTTACTAAATAATTTCTTATGTTTATCCATTTCATTTTTTATCATTTTTTTAAATTCTTTATATCTTGAAATAGTCCATTTTTTTGTGAATAAATTACATTCTTTTGCTATTGATTTATATTTTTCTTTTCCTATTACTTTTGCTTCATAACTATTTAAGTTCACTAATATCACTCCTTATCATTTTAATAAATCTAATATTTCTTTACATTTGGTTCTTATTGCTTTTAATCTTACAATTCTATAATCATTTGGTGGATTTATCACTCTACAATTTTCAACTCGTATTTCTTTATCATTTAGTTTATTGTCTATACTTTTTATGGATTTTTTTAAATTAATTACAACTTTATCTATTTTAGCTTTTGTTTTTATCAAATCATAAATATTACCAATTTTTTCAAATTTATCTACTTCATCTAAAGCAACTTGATAATCTTCATGTATTAAATTTAATGTCCATATATCTTCTTGCTCAATATCATTCCAAATCTTATTTAAAATCCAAATATCACAAGCAAGAGGGTTAAAATATATATCACCAACTCTTTTATTTTTTACTTTCATAATTATCCCTTTCAATAATACTTAACAAATCTTCTAAACTTCCCATAAACACTTTACAATCAGGTAATCCGTAGATAGTAAGTTCACTATCTTTCGAATGTTTTTTTATATATTCTTTTATATCATTTAGTTGTTTTTCTTTTTGTTCTAGTTGAGAATGTAAATTATTAACATAATCAAATATTCTATTATTTAAAGAACTTCCGTTGTTATTTGAAATAATATTAGATATTTCATTATACATTATTTGTTGTTTTCTATTTAATTCCATTTAACATCACTCCTAAATTATTTCCACCCTAATTCTTCTATTTGTTTATTTATTGCTTTTAGTTCTTTTAAATCTATAAATTTTTCTTCTAAATTTCCATGATGATATTCACTTACAACAACAAATTTATTTATATTATTAAAAAATATTTCTTGAAATGAAGTATCATCGACTATAGTATCAGGGTATTTTCTATAAATAATAAAATCATTTGTTTCAGCATGTAATTTAAAATTCACTTCTTTAAACATTTCCTTTGCTTTCATACTCTATAACCTTTTCTAATTTTTACAATTTGTTTTTAAACAAAAGTACAATGTTTCTTCAACACAAACCATTTCATTATTTTGTTTTTCCCAATATTTGCATACTGTTTTGTTGTCACTCCAAATAGGTATAGTTAAAATATACATATAAGGAATTAATAATAAAATCACACTAATATTTAACAATTTCATATTTTATAACCTTTCTAATCTACTTTATATTGCATACTTTCAAATTGTTCTTTCGTTACTATTGATTTAATATCTAATGTTCTTAATGGTCTTATTTCTTCTATACAATCCATTCTTGCATCATCATATATTGCAATTCCTAATATATCTTCATATTCTTCTGTTTTAGGATTATAAGTATCATAAAATTTTTCTATTAAGTATCCATTTACATAATCTCCATCTTCTATTAAATCTATTATGTTATTACTTGCTTTAATAAAATCTCCATAATGTAAACAACCTTTTTCATCTTTCATAACATCATTTTGAATTTTATCAATTTTAACTATTCCATTTAAAGTTCTTACATACATTCCTACTTCTAATTTCATAATTTTTAACCTCTAATCTAAACAAATCATTGTTAATCTATTTTTTGAATTTTTACATCTTCTTTTATATGTTGGCATAGTATAAAAATAAATAGTTCTATATTGTACATTCATTTGTTTAGCTATTTCTTGAATTGTTCCTATTGCTAAACATTTTTCCCCTTTATATAACGCATATTCTTTCATACACTATACCTCATAATCTTAATTCTTCAATTAGCGATAAACCTTTTTCTTCAACATACTTATACTCTTTAACAAGTTTTATAGTGCCATCTTCTAATCTACAAATTGGACTACCTTGTCCGCCGCCTAAACCTTTACTACTTTTATAAAAACATTGTTCAGCAATTCCTTTATTATTATCTAAATCTATATATTCATAATAAGATTTAATTGATGGTGAAAACATACCTATAAAAATTAGAATAGAGGTTATAAAACACCCTATAAAAATAGTGAAAAATATTTTTAATATTTTACTCATACGATAAGTTCCTTTCTAATAATCAAATATAGACATTTGTCTATTTTTCTTTTTTTGAAACCAATGATTTAAAATTTTCTCTATATTAGAATAATTATTATCATCATAACCAACACTATAGCCACCACCATGATAATTTAACTCACTTTGATATTTCTTATTAGCTTCATAATTAAAGAACAAAACAAATTTATATTTTCCATAACAAAAGTGGTCTTTTTCTGTTTCACAAAAAGATATATTTATATCATATTTAGCAGTTTTTATTAAAATATTATTTTTATATAAATAATTGGGAACTAATTCAGTTTTTATATTATAAGTATCTTCAATAAATTTTCTTATTTTATTAAAAATATCTTCTTCGTTCATTTAGAAATATACCTCCAGTCTATTAGCTAATTCTTTTTGACCATTTCTTTCTAAATAATCTTTTAAAAACTCAAAATGCTTTTTATCACACTTCATAGTACCATTAGTTAGAATATAAATTATATTACTTATTAAACTCCTAGGATCACCATAGAATAATAATCTCATATCAGTTAAATGTCTTTCTTTACCATCCACAACTCTATTCCAATATGATCTCATATGATTATCTATTTTTTCTCGTTCTAATTCTTCGATATTTCTATTACATTTAAAACTTCTACAGATAGATGGACGAACTTTATAAATTTTACATACTTTATTTTTTCTATCATAAAAACAACATTGTAAATTTATCGAATCTTTATCTTTATAAGGTTCAGGTTCTATTGAATTTATTTTTATATACTCTTTAATCCTTTTTTCTTCTTTTCTAGTTATTGGTAATAAAGCAGCACAACAATCTCCACATTTAGTACAATTACCACAACTATCGCAATTATTAATACATGACATTATTTACCCTCATTTACAAGACTTAATAATCTATCAACATCTTTGAATGTATGTCCATCCCACTTAGGTGCTTTATTTAACTCTTGTATATTAAAATAATTCCAATATTCTATATGATAGTGATATGTATAATTTCCATTTGGAGTATTAATTCCAACTATAAAATAATCTTTATACATTGTTCCATCATCGTGTTTTTTTGATTTCCATGATTTCTCTTTATTTTGATTACATATAGTAGCAAACAATATACATCTTTGAAAATATAAATCTTCAAAAGTATGATATGTATCACTTATTTTTTCTTCAAATATTAAATCTTTTTCTTTTAACTTTTTTATCTTATTATTTATTTTTCTTGTATTTTCACTTTTATAAAATTGTAGTCTTTTTCTTTCATCAAATACTTTCATTTTCTCTCCTAACATAAATTACTATTAAATTTATTAATATTCATTCTTAATGCTGTTTTTGTATTATCAATTACAACTTTAGGAAATCCATTTTTATTTACTATTTTTATATATTTTCTAGTTATTTTTACTCTTATCTTTTTACCGTTTTTTTCAAAAATAAAATCTTCATATGTTTGTTTTGGATCACCCTTTATTTTTTTAAAACCTAATTCTTCTAACCATTTTATAACTCTTTCATTAAATAAATGTTTAGTATCTAAATAATCGCTTCTCACCTATTTATTTCCTTCCTATATTTTTTTAACCACTCAACACATTCTTTTCTACTATTAGCACTAAATATACCCTTCACATTAAAATTTTCTTCATTAATAGCAAATACTATATATTTAGAAAGATAAGAATTATAAGAAATTTCATATTTTACTTTCATTCTTTATCCTTCCTATTTGTCTATCTACTTTTTCATAAATCACTTCTTCTACTTGACTATCATTTATATCATAGTAATATTGAAGTTGTTTTACCATTACTACTACATCTGCGATTTCTTCTGCTATGTGTTGAGTTCCTAATGTACTTCTTTTTCCAAATATAGTTTTAGCATTTTCATAATTTATAATTGCCTCATTCAATTCAAAAACTTCACTTTGAAAATATTTTAATTGTGGCAGCACTCCGTAATGATTAATTATTTTTAATAATTTATTTTTCATTTTTTATCACTACGCTTTCTACTACTGGTAATATTTCATATTCAAAATCTATATTAAACCAACTTCTTTTAAAACTAGATTCTGCTCTTTCTTTACTCTCATATGTTTTTATTGCAGTATTTCCTAAATCTTCTATTTTTTTAAATGTATAATTTCTTAATAAACCACAAAATATTTCAGTTCTATTATTCCTAGTTATTACATACCTAGTTCTTTCTATTTTCATCTTCTTAATAATCCCTTCATCTTATATTTAAATTCTTCTTTTTTATTTTTATAAACCCAATGATTACAGCAATTACATAAAATTTTTTCTTCACCATGCCAGAACTCCACTGTATGACCACACTTTTTACATTGCACTCCATTATCATGTTCTTTCATTGTAAACTTTGTAGGTTGGTCATATAATCGTATTTCTTTATTAAATTCCATAATTATTTTTTATTTAATGCTTCTTTTAATTGTTTTCTTAATACTTTTATTTTTTCTAAAAGAATTTTATTATTTGAATTAACTTCACCATTTTTTATATTAAGTTTTTCGTTTTCTTTTTTTAATTCCTTTATTTCTTGTTTTAAGATTTCAATTTCATTTATCATTTAGCATTACCCCATTCTCTATTCAATTGATTTTCTATTACTCTAATTTGTAATTTTATTGAGTTTATATTTTCTTGTGCAGTTTGATACATTGCTTCTGCAACATCTCTTTTAAATCTTTTATCAGCCACTTCAGGAACACCATATACAACTTGTTGTATAAGTGTAACAGGCATTCCTTTTTCAGCTCTCAACTTTAAAGCTTCCTGTCTTAAAGTAATTTTGTAATCTTTTTCTGCTTCAGCAAAATCTTTACCATATTTTGCTAATAAATTAATTGAAGTATTTAATTTAATTGTTAAACCTTGTAAATCATTAAATAACTCTACACCAGACATAATTACCTCTTAAAATGGTAAATCATCATCAGTTATAACAACACTTGCTCCAAATTCTTCAAATGGATCACCATTAACTACTGAATCTAATATTTTTTGTTCTTCTTGTATTTTTGTTAATGGTTTTTCTTTATTATCTACTGCTTGCTTTTTTGTATCTACTAATTCAACTTTATCGACATTAACATATGTAGAATATCGTTTGTTTCCATCAGCATCATCATAACTTTTATTTATAAGTTTTCCCTCTAACAAAACTCTACTACCTTTACCAGTATATTTTGCTATAAACTCTGCAGTGCTTTTCCAAGCTTCTATTTTTATAAATTGACTATCATAAGTTCCTTCTTGATTTTTATAATCATTTCTTACTGCTATTGTGTTTTTTAAAACTGAACCACTTTGCGTATTATTCAGTTCATTATCTTGACATAAGTTTCCTACTAAAATTACCTTATTCATAATTCCTCCTACTGTTATTTTTTTATTCCTATTTTAATTAACTCTTCATCCGTATAAATTCGATTATTATAATCTTTATGCAATCTATTATTTGTTTTATTTAATTCAGTAATTAGCATATTTCGATTATCTTTATTTTGTAATTTATTAATATGATTTTTATAAGTAGATGAAATCGCTAAATCGTTTTTTACTATTCTTCTTTCAATACAAACTTTTTGCATTTCTTTTACAAATTTATAACTTTGAACAATATTTAAATTATTACTTTCTAATACATGATACAGATCCGATAAACTTGAATCATACGAAGATAACTTTTCACCTAAACTATCAATATATTCATCTATTTCATTCAACTTCAATAAAACATTTATAATATCTTTTAACATCTTTCATCACACACTTGTTCCGCTATAGATACTTTTCTATAATTGGCTTCCCTATCTTCTATTATCTTTTCTATTTCTCTATTTTTTTCTTCTATAACATTCATTAAATCTTCAACTACATCTTTCCAATTACTTATTGGCATAAGATTTTCATTTAAACCATAATTATTCCATGTTGTTTCTCTAACTTTGTTCATTAAAGATAAACATTCATCAGTTAATACTTCATATTTCATAAATTAATTAACCTTTTCATATGCCATATTATTTAATTCTAAAAATTCTTTTAATTGTTTTTGTTTAGATAATGGTGCAGTAATTTTTAAAGTATATGTTAAAGTTGGTTCTAATGGTTCTTCTTTAACTTCACTAGTTAACATTTCTTCTACTTTTTCTTGTTGTATTATTTCTTTAGTTTCTTCCACTTTAGAAAAAGCCTTTTTTTGTTCTTGTAATTGAGTATTTTTAAATATAGCAGCAGTTAAATCATAATTTTCTAAAAATGAATTTTTTACTTCTAATTCAAATTCGGTATGCAATTCTTCTATTGCTTTTAAACCATTTCTAACTTTGTCTTTTATTTCAGTTATTTCACTAACAATCATTGGAGAAGTTCCATCTTCTTTCCAAGAACCCTTATTTAACCATTTTTCATTAAAGATTTTTTCAAAAGAAATAACTTCTTTTAATTCTTCTATATTTGCTTCATAAATTTTTCTAGCATTATCTTTTCTTACCTCTTTTTCTTTTGTTTCAAAATTCTTTATTTGAATATCTACAAATGCAGAAGTTTCCTTTAATATTTTTTCGGTTTCTTTTGCAGTAATTTCAAAATTTTCTATTGGTTTTTTAAACTCTGACATTATATTTTTTCTATAATCTTCGATACTTTTAACTAATTTATTAATTCCTGCTCTTTCTTTTTCTGCATCACTTTTTTGTTCTTCAGTAAATACTAATTTAGAATAATAATCCTTTAATTCTAATGCATATTCTTTAGCCTCTGCTATATTATCTTCTACTTTTCCAATTGTAGTTATTTCAGCTTTTATTTCATTTTTTAAAATTGGCTTTTCCACTAAAACACCTCTTCCTTATTTTTTTGTTTTTTTTGTGTTAACAATGCAACACCTTGTTTTAATTGTTGTAAAGTCATATCATTATTGCTTTTTACTTCAAAATAATTTAAAAATTCTTCATAATCAGTATTGGTTTCAATAACTAATTTATCTATCTTAGACATATAAATTAACTTTAATTCTTCCGCTTCTTTACTTAACTTTTGACTTTTATTTTTATCAGGATCATCTCCAGTACTGATTTTGTAAGCTTTTAATAATGCATATTTATCTGCGTAAGTCATCGCTTTACCTGGTGCTTTATCTTGACTATCTATGCCATCCGCATAAGTTTTTATATCAATATACTCATCAGGATTATCAACATTTACAAATCTATATACAGTTTCTAAATTTATTACAAAATTATCTATATCCCCAAATTTATTTTTAAAATTTACTCTTTCACGACCTAATATATTTCTTTCTAACGGGAAACTATAAATACCAATTTCTATTTCAATTGGTTTAACTGCATCTAATACATCTTTCTCACTTACTGCTTTATATTCTCCTTTTGTACCTTCACCTATTTTTAAATTTTTAGCTACTGTTTGAATCTTATTAGTAGCTAATACCATTTTTTGATAAATATTTAATTTGCTATAATCTTCTTTTTGTACAATAGTTTCCTTTTTTGTTGTTTTATCTTCTTTCATAATCTCCTCTTCTTAACACAAATACTCCTACTTTTTTTCTAGAATATTTACATTTCTTTTTTCCTACGCATTCCAATTCACCATTTTGTAATAGTTCAGTTATACGAGGTGCAACATTTTGTCGTTCTGCAGTTATCGTATAACCTCTTTTTTTCATTTCTATTGCTATTTCTTTTGATGACATTGGTTCTGTAGATTCTATTAAAATTTCTTTGATGTGTTTATACATCGTTTCTTTATCAACCATACCCACTGATTCTATTTGATTTTCTATTAACGGATTATTTCCGTACTTTCTTTTTTCTATCATTTTAATCTCCTAAAAATTGCTTTGCCTTTTCCCAAGACGGTGGATTAAAAATAAATTCTATTAAACTCTTCTCTCCTTCATCAGTTGTTTTATTTTTAATAATTCGAAGCAATTCGTTATACTTTTTATCAAATTCTTCATCAGTCATGTTGTATAATCTTTTCTTGTCAATTTCCCCTAAATTATATTTTTCATATTGTCTTAGAATATATCTAATACTTCTGCAACGGTCCTCGTGTTTGTCTAATTCATACCTGATATTAAATGCACGATTACAAAATTTGCAAAAATAAACCATTTTTTTAAAATTGACTTTATTTTCTTTTTTAGTTAAGCCTGATATTATTACTTCTAAAACTGGTGGAACTAAAGCATACTTTTCATTTGCCATAAGTTCCTTTAATCTAGCTTTAACATCCCTAGTATCATATTGCTGTAGTTCGTTATACCAATACTTAACTTTATCATCAATAACATTAAACGAAGAATATTCCATAGCTAAAAATCTTAGCAGGTTTTTAACCTCAGTTTCTGTCATCTTTCCTCCATATTAACTTTGATTTATAATTTCTAATTTTTCTTCTAAAGTTTTTTTATGATTACTTGTTTTTGATTTTTTCTTAAAGTTTTCTTCATCTTTTTGTGCTTGTTGCACGGTAGTAATGTTATTCTTTTTCCAATTAAATAAAATTGTTGAAATGTATTGAATATTGTATTTGCCATTTAAAATTGCTTTTTTTATAGCATATCGAGTAAGTTCAGTATCATCCCACGAATTAATTTCTTCATATTCAATTTGATTTAATGTTCTTCCAAAATTTTTTTCAATAAGTTCAAAAAGATTATTATTATATAATTCATATTCATGTTCATATACATTATCATTATCATTTACATATTCATTATCATATTCATTATCATTAAGGTTGTTTTTTTTACGATTTGGTTGTTTTGGTTGTTTTTGAGCATTCTTATTTCCTTTAGGTGCTCCACCTTTTTTAGCATTTTCTCTTAGTCTTTCACACTTTTTTAAATACTTTTCATTATCAATAACCATTTGGTTGTTTATAAAGTTAAATGCAATTTTTATATCATTTTCTAAAACAACCTCATTTCCTAGTTGTTTTTCAAATAATGCTCTAAACAATCTTCCTAACTGTTCATCATTCAAATCTTTTATTGCTTCATATTGTGATGTATAAAACACAAAACTATCTTTAGCTGTCATACACACCTTATAAAATAATTGCTATAACATTTACTATTACTAATATTCCAAAAACTTTTAATATAGGTTTATATGCCTCATATTCTTCTTTACTATCAAAAAAGTAATTTATTAATTTTGTTTTCATAAAGTTTTCAATTCCTTTCTATTCGTTCGAGTTCTTTATAGACATTGCGGTGCCTAAATTTGATTTTTTTGTAAATAAATGCTATACTTAATAAGTAAATTTTATTTACAAAGCGAGTTTGATTGTTTACTTTTGTAAGCAATCTTTTTTATATTCCAAATTTTTTCCTTACTAGTTTTGTTTGTGCTAATAATGGTTTACTTTGTGGAACAAATATTTTTTTTATTTTCATTTCTTCTCTAATTTCTTTAATTACATTAACGCAATTTTGTATTCCCATTGTTGGTATAAGTATTTTTAAATCCTGAGCAGAAATATATAATTGATTTAATATTTCATCTTTTGTTTTCATAATAAACCTCCTTTTTTTAACTAATATCCTTATAAAACATATTTTTTTTGCAATTTATTTGATTTTCTAATTATTTTTTGTTATAATAAACGTCGTTAATTATGGAAGGAGTGATTTATATCAAAGCTTTAATAATTAACTCCTTGTCTAATTGTTGAGATACTCCAATCACTATGAGGACCTATTTTCTTTTTGAAAATAGTCGAGAAAGAAAACTCTTATAGCATTGGACAATTACAGTTAAGTGCTTTCAACACTTAATGCTGAATGAATAACATTCAATGAATATTCTTTTAACTAGTTTTGAATGTTGGGCATAAAACGTGGTAATTGAATTAGTTTAAAACTCGCTTTAATTTGTATTGAAAGTGCATTTTAAAGTTGTTAGAAAAGGTTAAGTAATCACTTAGTAATTACTTGACTTTTTTATTTTATTTAAATCTATATTAAATACTTTTGCTATATTTATTAACTCTTCTGCTTTTAATGTTCTTTTTCCATTTAATGATAAATTTATTTTACTTTGACTAATACCCGTTCTTTTTTCTATTTCATATTGTGATATTTTGTTTCGTTTAAAATATTCTTTTAAATAATTAGATAACATATCCGCTCCTTCTATTCGCTTTTAGCGTATTCATTTGGTAAAAAAATAATATCGTTAAAATCAACATTAGATATTTTTATTATTTTTTTTACTATAGGAACATCAGGAAACGTTTTATAATTTTCATAATTTTGATAAGTTTCTTTCGATATTCCAAGTTTTTCAGCCATTTCTTGTTGACTTAAATTCAGATTTGTTCTAATCGCTTTTAAAGTCCATTTCACTCTTTATCTCCTCCTTACATTTATAATTATACTACGCTTAAAGCGTATGTCAATAGTTTTTTTCGTTTTTTGCGTATTTTTTTATTTGAAATATTGATTTTTTTACACTTTCGGCGTATAATGTTTTATGTAAGGAGGATTTATGACAAATATTGATAATTTAGGAAATAAAGAAATTTTTGCCAAAAATTTATCTCATTATTTAGAATACTGCAATAAAGATGCGGCAGAAGTATGTAGAAATCTTGATATTGCACCATCTACTTTTAGTGATTGGTTAAATGCAAAAAAATATCCTAGAATTGATAAAATCGAAATATTAGCAAATTATTTTAACATTCAAAAATCAGCATTAATAGAAAATAATGAACTTAATGATTTTGATGAATTAGGAATATTATTTGATAAAAATAAAAAATATCTAACTGAAAGTGATAAAAACATTATAAAAGCAATAATAGAAGAAAGAAAAAAAGAAATAGATAAAGAGTTAGGAGAAGAATAAGAATGTTAAAAAAAATAGGATTATGTGAACTGATTGCTTTTTCATGTTTAATATTAGGTGGTTTTATGACTGAACTTAATGAAGATATAGCAGTAATTATTATACTGTTATCATTATTAACTATTATCTTAGGTCCTATTATAATTATTTCTAAAAGAAAAAAACAAAAAGTTAATTCTAACAATGAAATAGATTGGATTAAACCCCATAAAAATCTTTGGATAAATGAAAAAGAAAGAAAAATAAAAATCAATAATAATACTTACGATTTTTCTCAAATCATAGATTATGAATTATTGATTGATGGTTCTTCAATAAGTAAAGCGAATTTAGGAAGTGTTGCAACGAGAAGTTTGTTATTTGGAGTAATTGGTGGAACAACAGCAAAAAGAAAAGAAACAAATTATTGTACTCAATTAGAATTAAAAATAACAATTAATAATTTAACTAAGCCAACCGAATATATCAATTTCATAGATGGTTTTAGAAGAATTAATAAAAAATCAAGTATATATAAAAGCTTTAGTAAAAAAGCAGAAGATTGTATTTCAATATTAAAAATTATAACAACTAAAAAATAAGTATGCTAGTACAGGTACTTAATATATAAATAGAATAAAAAGAGGTATTAAGTATGATAGAAGAATTATTAAAGGGCATTATAACCCAAAAAGAGGCATTAATTTATTACAATGCTAACATTACATATAAAACACTACCAGTTGGAATAAATGGCTTTGTAATAAGTTATAAAGGCATAAATAACATAATAGTAAATAAAAATCTTTCTTATTATAGAAAGAGAAAAACAATAATACACGAATTAATACATTTAGAATTAAATCATTTAGGAAAAATGAGAGATTGTTTAGAGCTAGATTGTGCTATTTATGAGTATGAAACTGATAGATATTTAGAAATGTTAGAAGAATATATATATGAAACTAGAAAATATGAAGTAATAGAAGTAATATAAAAAAATCCCCTACCTACTGCAATAGGTAGAGGTGCAGAGCATAAATGCTCCTAAAGAAAACACCCGAACGAATTTAGGAATTTTCTTATGCTCTAATTATAACAAAATGGATAATAAAAGTAAATAATTGGAGGTTAAATTATGGCAGTTTATGAAACAAAAAATCCTACTAAAGATGGTAGAAAATATTATTTTAGAATTAAATATAAAGATTTATTTGGTAAGACTCATGATTATTCATCACCAAAGTACAAAACAAGAAAAGAAGCAGTTAACGAAGAAGCATTATATAGAATAAAAATTAATAATCAATCTATTAATACAACTTCAGTAACAATTGAACAAATTTTTATTGAGTATTTATCACAAAAATCTAAAACAATAAAAATACAATCAGTAAATAAAATATTAGATGTATATAAACATTTAGAAAGTATAAAGAAATACAAAATTAATGATATTAATTTAGAAATATATAGAAAATTTTATAATTATATAGACAGCTTAAATTTTTCTGTAAAATATTCTAATAAAATATTAGGTTTATTTAAACAACTAATTGAATATTCAAATAAATATTATAATACTAGTAACACAATACTAAAATTTGTTGAAAATTTTAAAAGAATAGATTCAGTAAAAAAAGAAATGTTATTTTTTACTTATGAAGAATATTTACAATTTGATTCTGTAATTAATAACTTTGAACATCATGTATTTTTTGAAATCTTATACTTTTTAGGATTAAGACAAGGAGAATGTATAGCTTTAACATGGAAAGACATAGATTTTAAAAGAAAAACATTAAAAGTAAATAAAACATTAACAACAAAAATAAAAGGTGAAAAATGGCATATTTCTAGTCCTAAAACAAGAAGTAGTATTAGAGAATTACCTTTAACAGAAAATTTATATAAAGACTTAAATAAATTATATAAAGAACAGATAATTTATACAGACTTTAAAGAAGATTGGTTTATATTTGGTAAAATAAAGCCATATATAGAATCAACTGTTCAACAAATGAAAAACAGATATTGTAAATTAGCTAATGTTAAGCAAATAAGAATACATGACTTTAGGCATAGTTGTGCATCACTATTAATAAATAAAGGTGCTTCTATATCTTTGGTTAGTAAATATCTAGGACATAGTAATATATCTATAACTTTAAATACATATACTCATATGTATAAAAGTGAATTAATAGAAATGACAAATATTTTAAATAACTTATAA